TTCAGAGATTTGAGCTAGAATTTGAGGATTTTGATAATTGGTTACAGCTTTAACAATAGCACTTGCTCGTTTAACAGGATCGCCTGACTTGAAAATACCTGAACCGACAAAGACGCCCTCTGCCCCCAATTGCATCATCAGCGCAGCATCTGCTGGCGTTGCCACACCTCCAGCTGCGAAGTTTACAACTGGTAATTTTCCATGTTCATGGACGTATTGGACCAATTCAACAGGGACTTGCAAGTCCTTGGCAGCCACATAAAGTTCATCCTCACGGAGATTTTGAATACGGCGAATTTCCTGATTCATCATACGCATATGGCGAACGGCTTGAACAATATCTCCTGTGTGATACCGTTTCTTATCTTTCATCGTTGGTAATATTTTAGAAATAGCCTGATAGGTACTCAAAGGCATATTACCATTTGAAATAGTGTAATCAATAAAGATTGTCTGTAATTTATCCAAGCGCTCTGTCACTTCTGTGTTTTCATCAGTCTGCTTAGATGTCATATCCAATTTTTGTTGCATGTCCGTGATGACACTTGTCGGATCTAACTCTGTTGTAACCATCCTCTTTACAATTTCGATTAGTGATTCATCGCTTTCGCCCATGCGGTCTCCTTCCAACACACGGTCGTATGCTGTGTACGGATCGTCGCATCGGATTGCTACAAAGGTTTTGTTTGCTTCTCGTAGATATTTATTTACTACTTTAAATTTCATATCACATTCCTTTCTCTGCTTCGTCAAATAGTTCTTTCAGTTCAGGGTTTGCTTCCATCACTTTGTTGATAGCTTCCAATGCTTCTTGTGATTCGCCAAGAAGAGCTTTCAAGTTTGCATTTTCTACTGACATATTGGCTATTTTGATAGCTAGTTCATTGATAATCTTATCTGTTGTGTTCATTAAATTTTGTAACCTCTTTTACGTAAAACTCCTGTGATGTGCGTTTTCGCTCCATCCTTAACCACATTATTTTGTACCAATTGCCCGAAACAAGTGAGCAAGTCCCAAAGGTAATCCCCAACACTCACACCTCCACCTAAGAAGAAGTTCTTAGAATAAACACCTTCAAGGAAGAAGTCGCCACGACCGATGAAGTGCTTCACCCCATTCTGGTTCATTGGTAAGATGTAAGTCTTTCCGTCTTCTGTATTCCCGTGGAAGTTCCAAGGGCTACGATACTTACCGTTGTTATAAATAAGAACACGGTCACCGACAAACTCAGTAAGAGATTCTTTATATCCTCCGCCTGTACCAGACCATATCCGAATACCTGCGAAAGTTTCATTATCGTGTCTCTCTGTCTTGTCGTGGTTTGTACCAAAAATCATTAAGGCTGAGTTTGTATCCCTGAAATGCTCTGAGATAAAGCCTCCCTTTTTCAGTTTGATAAACTGAGAAGAACTTGTGCCCTCAATCCGCCTGATAACAGATTCCTCGCCGGTTGATGTCCAGATACCTTTTTGCAAGTCAATCCTCAACTCTCCGTTTAGAGATTCAATCATACCGCCCCGCATGGTTAAGCCTTGAAGCTTGCCACTGACAATGTTGTTTGCGTTTAGATTGATGAGGTTTACTATTCCTGCATCTAATGTACCTGCTGTTATCTTGTCCGCTGATATATTGGCGATCATGCTGCTTTTGATAATAGCATCATCAATCAGAGTTCTACCATTCAAGTGGATAACTTCCCCTTGAATACGGATGCTACTGCCTACAGCATTAATCTGAGATACAATATCACCGTTTGTATTCAAGTTTTGTACGGCCCATGAACCTGCCAATTGAGTCATTTTTGTACTGACTGCATCAATCTTTTCTCCAGAATCTTCATCTGCTTGCGACCAATCAGACGGTACATTTCCTAGTTCTAACTTATAGCCTGCTACGTATAGCTTGGCATTTTTATTATTACGCTCAAAGCGTGGAGTCATCAGACCTGCTTTTGTAACTTCAAAAGTAGCTGACACCCTCGTCCAGTTCGTGCCTACTGATATGTCTTTCCTTGTTAGAGACAGCGAAGCTCTAGGCTCTACCAATCTGTTATCTAAGTACATAAAGACAAGGTCGTTCTCAATGCTGCTCTTGACGTAGGCGCTGAATGTATAGGTTTCACCGAGTCGAACCTCAACTACTTCTGACAAACCGAGCCATTCTTCCTGCCGGCTATATACTGACAAGCCTAAATATTTCTCTTGTTCAAGATTCCACTTTGATTTATTAAACCAATCGCCAGAGAAATCTTTCGTTCCGACCATTAGGTTTCTTCCTCCAACCCTTAGTCTTGAAACTTCAGATTGGATAATTCCGCTCCCCATGACCATTTTAGAAATTTTAGTGGCAATACCATCTTCGCTAGAACCTAGAATACGTTCATAGAGTTTAGATGTTTCTTTCACCTGTTGAAATTCAACCTTACCAGCAAACTGTTTAGCAAGATTAGCAAAGCGTCCGTCAGTTGATTGCTTGTAATCTGCAATCTTCTTCTCTACAGTATCAGGCAAAGTCTTTAAAGACTCCAGCGACTTCTTCATAGCCTCTACAGCATTAGTGTTAGCACCAGAAGCTGTCAACGCCTTCTGTGTCTCTTCCCCTTGTGCAACGATGGCTTGGTTGATTTTATCAACTTCTTTTTTAAAGTCGTCTTTAATCTGGTCAGCCCATTTGTTTCCAAAGGTTCTTACCAATTCGATCCAATGCTCACCATCCCATGTATACATGATGTGGTAGCCTTCATGGTCTGGATCTGGTTTGTACCACAAGTCACCGACTTTCACTTTATCGGTCGGGGGGTCTTCGCTCCTATACCAGTTGCGATTAAATCCTCCTGCTCCATCTAGGAAATCTAGCGCTCTCTTCTTAGAAAGCTCTACCGTTGAGTTTTGAAGGTCTGATTCAGATTGACTCTGTTGTAATTCTTTCAGACCGTCAGATTGGTTTATCTGATCCCCTAGCTTAATCTCAATAACTTCGTTTGAAAGTTTCTCTCGTTTGATTTCAAAGATACGTGTCTCATAGTCGATGTTCATATCTGGACGAACAACACGGACGGTATCACCGATTTCACCTTTCAGGTATGCCGTTGTAGTAGAGAAAGTCACTTTAGGGTGAGCGTTTGCTATGAGGTAATCATAAGTCATTTGGATCAGTTCGTTAGGGTCGTCTGTATCAAAATCAACCTTACCAATCCTTGGCCTCATACCCGTATCTGATTTGATACCGTACTTCTCAGTAAGCTCTGCAAGCTCTAAGTAAGGAATACCTTTAGGTTTGTTCAAAGGATTCTGTGGTTTTGTCCATACTAAATCCTTGAAGTTCTTTTTACGACTGTATCCGTTCCGTCTGTCATCATTTGCTTCTGGAACAGAAACAATCTCAGAGTTACCAAGACCGATAACGGCTGTGTAAAACTCTGCTCGTTCTTCTTCCTTGATAATCTTTAAGGCATTATGGCCATAAACAACTCGCTGTCCTGTTCTATCTCCTATGCGTTTCTTTAAATCGATATACCGTGCGCCGATTCTGTTCAAACTGATTTCAACGAAGAATTGCATTTCAAGATTGAACTTGTCACACACACGGAGCAGACCGTCAAAAACAGATAGGAAATAAAAGGTCAAGTTCTTTTGTTCCGTCTCTGGTTTGTAGCGCAACTGCCAGTTTGTATTTTGTAGCAAATACTCAGCAGCCTGCACAGCCGTAACTTGAGTGATTCTACTATCTTCTACATAACTCTTTCGCAGTTCTTCTATACCAGATTGGACACAATCTAAATGAATTATATGGTCGTATGTTTGAACATTAGCAATAAAGAATAAATGGTACTTGTAATATGCGTCTTCCTTTTGAATAGCTACATAAGCGGACTCAGAAAGGACATCATCTGGAATGTCCTCCATCTCAACTTCAAGACGGTCAGAAACATAATGCGTATCTGTTAAGGTCTCGGAATGTTTAACAGAGATAAGAGCTGACTTTGGGACGATACGTATCAGTTCTTCCTTATGATTGAATAAATAAATCACTGTTTCTCATCCCTCCATTCAACCAATGTAATTACCATGTTTTTACCAGTCACTCTCGTTCCGTCTCGTAGGAAAAAACTCTCAGGATCAGACAATCTAACCAGCTCAGTTAAGATTGACCTACCGTCATACATGATAGAGATTTCATTTTCTAACCACTCTATTTTTAGCCTGTTACCTGCTAAGTAATTCCCTTTAAACCTGATGGTGTTGTATCCAGTTTGAATTGTGATTTCATTTGCATTAGCAGATACCATTGCTTCTATTTTTGTAGGTAGAACCATTGAAGCGTTTGTCAGTTGGACAAGACCTGTAGTTGAAGATTGCTTGTCAGACTGCATGTATGGATACGGAACAAACAGAGTAAAACTACCTTGTGCTAAGTAATTTGTTTGAGAGATACTACCCGCATTTGTGAAATGCCCTTGGTAGCTATAACCTTGAGTGTCTGCAAAACGAATGGTGAGAACATCATCTTTTTTTAGAATCTTGTTCAGCTTCTCAAACGCTCCTCTGAGTTCTTCATTGCTATTGCAATCTAGGATATATTCCACTTCAAGCTCAATTGGTTTTTCTTGTAGAGAATTGACCCTAACACCAGCCCGTGCAGGAATGGTTGTTGTGTTAACTTCACGACCAACCAAACCTCGGCCTGATACTTTTACTTGGCGATACTGAGGGATTGCGTCCATCAAGTCAACGCCATTTAGTGTGATATTGTCAGAAGGCTTAATTTTAGCCTTACTACTGTATACTGCTACCATTAAAACCTCCTATCAATAATAGTAGTTAAGCCGTGATTGGCTTTGTTGCGTGTGCGTGATGTCTTCTACTAACTGCCCAAACTCTCTTCCATTGATAATAAGTTTTGGCTCCCCTTTGCGTTCGAGTAATTCAATTACCTTGCTCATCATCTGAGCTTGCATATCAGAGAACTTAGCCATAATCTTTTCAAAGCTTTCGGAGTCAGAAGGCTGATTGTTGTTAGTTGTAACAGTCGTAGTCCTAACAGAGTTTATCTTCTGGAAGAACGGAGAGTTCTCAGAGAATTTCTCGTAACCAATACCGTCCTTGTAGTGAGGGAATAACTTCTTAGTCATACTAGCCCGTAAGACTTTAGAACCTCGTGGTAGTGATAACATAACGTTACGCCCTTCAGGGATAAACGCTTCACCGCTCGGTAGTGTTACCAACTCACGATACAAAGGCCCGCTTTCGTCATTGACTACAGCCATACCGCCCTTGTGGTAGTTTGTACCTCGTTCATAACCAAACAGACGACCGACACTATTTACAACCCTATTCACAACTTCTGTAGCTGTGATGGTTGTATGCCAGAAGGTTGGGATAGAGCGGATACCATAATCAGCTCTTCCTGCAGCATCAATAGCACTTGAAGCATCTGCTGTGATTGGTTTAGTTGGACTACCCAAGGCATTCCATTCACTTTGCTTATTAATGGCTGACTGTCCAGCGTTAAGTGCATTAGACGAATCAGCAGTAATAGGTTTAGTTGGACTACCTAGAGCATTCCATTCGCTCTGTTTGTTGATGGCTAATTGGCCTTGAGAGGTTGCGTTTGAAGCGTCTGCTGTAATTGGCTTAGTAGGTACGCCAAAGGAATTGTATGCGCCAAGAGCACCTACACCTATTGCAGAACCTTCAACAGCGGAGCTTGGATCTACTTTAATTTGTTTTACATCCGCTGGCGTTCCATTCCACTGTGCGAGTTTGTCAATAGTTAGTTGTGTATTTAATATCCCATTCTCTGGATTCACTTTTAAATCTTTAGGGAACGGATTTGTTGCATCCCATTCAGTAAGTGTTTGAGTAGATCGATTAACAGCATTACGGACTTCTGTATCTTTTGCGACTAACTCTTTTTGTTGCGGAGTCAATAAGTTCCAATTATCCAATGCGGCCTTGGCAAGAGAAGCCTTACTCATAACTTCCTTGTTATCCATCAATAATTGTTTAACTTCAGCAGGCATACTGTTCCAAGTCTTCAAGTGACTTTCGCTATCGAAGATAGCTTGTAGTCCAGAATTACCATCTACTATCAACTTCTTCTCTTCAGGAGTCATTTCATTCCACTTGCCAGATTCAACTAACGCTTCCGCTATTGTTGCTCTAGCGTTGGTGGTAATGTTTGCGTTTTTTGCAATAAATTTGAATTTCTCCCAACCCTCAGCAGACTTAGTAGCTTCTCCGATCACTTCTTTTACATTTGATTTAACAGTAAATGTACCGTTTTTATCAATGTTCCCTACCAAGAGAGACCAAGCGTCGTTTGCTTCTCTCATGCTTTGAGACATATCTTTCGTATACTTAGCCAACATACTGTGAGAATTGCCAACCTTAGAAGATGCCTCTGATGCCTTCTTACCAATCTCTTCATAAGAAAGTCCGTATTCTTCCAACGTCTTCTTAGCTTCTTCCCAATAGTTCCAGCTTTGGCCTGTTCTAGCTTTTAGCTTCCCATCTAAAGCTTGCATGACTTCGTAATACTTCTTACCGATACGCTCCATAGTAGAAGAGTGTTCGCTTTCCAAAGTAGCGAGTTTGGTATTATATTCTTCCTGAGTCAGAGCCTTTTCTTCCAATAGGAATTTAAGTTCTTCCTTAGATTTCTGATAATACTTATTCTCGGCTTTCATAGCTTCTTCAAGTGAAGCCTTGCTCTGTTTAAGTTGTGTCTCGTTAAGTTGGTATATTTCTCCATTCAAAGCTGTCAGGATTTCTGCTTGCTTCTTCTTGGAAATGTGCATAACATCTAACTTGGCTTTGATCATTTCGTTCTGAGCATTTAAGACGATTTCTTTTTCTTCTGCTGAGAACTTGCTAACATCACCGTTGTGGCGCTGGTAAATCTCATTTACCTGATTCATCATGGCCGATGTGTTATCCACAACAGCTTGGTTGTGTTTTCTAGCATTCTCTATTTGCTCTTCACTTAGTCCCCATTTCTTGGCTAGTTTTGAAACCTTGGCATCATCTTCTGCTGCAGACTTAACAATACTGTCGTACATATCCTTAAAGGCTTTGCTTACCTTCTCAACACCATCTGCTTGATTCACAAAATCATTGATGGCGTTCTTGGATTCATCAACCGTATTCTTAAATTGTCTAAGTTCTCTCCTCTCAGTATCGCTAACCGCAACACCAAACTCCTCTGTAGCTTCTCTAGCTTTATCCTGTTGATAACTTAAATAAGCTAATCCACCAGCCAAGAGAGCTACACCAGCAATAACAGCGCTTGTTGGATTAAACAGAGCCGTTAATAGTGAGCCTTTGCTTGCTAAACCTCCCACACTTTCTGCAGCAGTTGAAGCAGAACTTCCGACACTTGCGATAGAAGAAGTAATTGATGTTATATCTTTGGTAGCCTTGAAAGTTTCAATGGTTGCTTTTATACCACCTGTGAGACTAGCCACACCAGTTAGTGTTTTTCCAAGTGCTCCAGTTAATAAGCTAAGAACTCCTGTGAACGGACTGACGGCTGCTGCTGCAAGACCGAACTTAACAATCATTGTTTGTGTTTCTGGTGATAGTTCTTTAAACCAATCGATTACTTTGATTCCTTCTTTTAGGAAATCATTAATAATCGGAAGCAGTTTAGAACCAATTTCAATACCTAACACTTCAAACTCCGCTTTAGCTTTTGCTAATTGGTTTTGTGATGACTGCATCATTGTCTCAGCCATCCGCTTGGTTGCTCCGTGAGCGTTTTCGGTTTCTTTCGTCAGATTACGCAAAGCGTCTCCGCCTTGTGCGATTAAAGCGTTGAAACCTGCTTGCCCTGTTTTACCTACTGCTTGAGAAAAAAGCGCTGCTTTTTGCGCACCAGTTAAACCTTCAGTGTTCTTGCGTGCCAAGTCTAATACATCTGCAAGAGTGAGGTTTCCTGCCCTAAATTCTTCAACAGAGATACCTAGTTCATCAAATGCGGCTTTCTGTGATTTGGTAGGCTTAACTAAAGCTGTCAGTACGTTACGTAAGTTCGTACCTGCTTTTTCACCTTCGATACCACGTTGAGAAAGCAAACCGACTGCCGCTGCAGTTTCTTCTAAAGAAATACCTGCGGTTGCCGCCATCGGGCCGACATATTCCATTGCCACACCGATGCTAGAGAAATCCGCTGCGGTCTTATTAGCTACGAATGTCAAACTGTCTGTCACTCGTTGAGTGTCTTCTGCTTTCAAGTTGAACTGTTCAAGAATTGCAGTAGTTGCATGCATGACTGTTCCGAAGTGTTCGCCTGAGGCTTTACTTGCTTCCAATACGTGAGGCATTGCCGCCATCGTTTGATTAGCATCGTAACCCCTACGGATCATTTCAGTCATACCTTCGATGACTACATCAGTAGACAAACCATACTCGGTTGCGTACTTCTTGACAGAATCACTTAACTGCGTCATAACACCAGTTAGTTTAGTGGCTGGTACATCATCTGCAATCAGGGCTTGAATGGTCATCATGCCATTTTCAAACTCTGCTGCACTCTTGACTGCTGCACCAAAACCAATTGTTAAAGCAGCAGACATACCTCTTGTAGCAGAACTAATCCTTCCGAGGCCTTGGCTAATATTTGTCAACCCTTGCCCTGCTCGTGCAATAACACTATGCTGTGAATACTGTTCTTTAATGGCGTTAGCAAGCTCTCCACGGTAAGCGACCAACTTCGCTTGACCTTCTTGGTAGCTTTTAGCCAATCTATAAGACTGATCTGTTAGCTCTCCTGTTGCGGTTTTACTTCTTTCAAAGTCTTGAGCTAGTTTATTTTGATAAAGTGATTGTTGCTGGATAGCACCTTTTAAAGTGTTTATCTTATCACCGTAGGCCCTGAAAGCTTCAGCTCCATTCTTGGCATACTTGATATGTGCATCGCTGGTTCGGAGTTGCCTGTCATACGTTGCGATACTACGTTGAAAGGACTTTAGACTGTTACTTGATTCTGTTAGCTTTTGAGCAAAGCCAGAATTGTCCAAGCCAAGGTGGACAACCATATTTCCTAATGGTGTTGCTATCTTAACCACCTCCTGTGCTCTTTATAAAGTCTTCCAATGACATGACTTCTTCTTTCTCTTCTTCCTCAATATCTGTATTTAATACAGCTATGAGGGTTTCAAAGTCTGTTTCCATAATGTCATTGATTGTAAATCCGCTACCGTTTGCAACAAGGCTTTTAACTAGTTTGAGGAATCTTTCTCTACCATCTGACGGGCTAACTCCTGTAGCTTTGGGTCTTCTTCTTTTCTCACTCCAATGGCTGTTAAGATGATATCGTCTACAGTCTCTTCAAGTTCCCATGCGTTTAATCCATCAAGGATAGCTTTTGCTGTAACTTTCTTAGCTGAGAATAGAGAAGCACAAAACTCAATTCTGTCCATCAGATAATCTTTAGGAGAATAAGTTTCACCACTTTCTAGCTTTGCTTGTAAATCCCAAAATTCCAATACCTTGCGTGCAGGTACTTTGTCTTGTTCATACGTTACCTTATCATCGTTTTTGTCTCGTAAGGTCAACTTTAATTTTGTCATTGTGATTCCTTTCTAAAAAGAAAAAAGATGGGTTGCCCCATCTTATGCTATTAAGCAGATTCAATACCAAGTTGTTTCTTCAACTCTTTGATCTTCTCTTCTTCTTTACCGATGTACTTCACAACGTAAGAACCTTTAGTTTCATCAGCGTCAGAAGCGATAGAAGAGAACTTGAACTTGTCACCGTCTGGTTCTTCTTGCGAACCTTTCTTAGTCTTCATGTCAATGTCTGCTGCAGAGAACTGACCTTTGAAGAAACCGATGTAGGCTTTTTCACCAGCAAGAGTTTCAGATTCCAAAAGCAAAGAGCAGTATGGAGGCTCTGTATCGTCACCGATGTATACCAAACCATTCTTTTCTTTGTATCCGAGGATTTTGTTTACTGCTTTTTCCAAAAGATCAAGTAATGTAATATCAACCTTTACATCACCTACACCTTTGTTTGCTACGTAGTAAGCCAAGTCTGAACCGAAGGCTTTTACTGGATCAGAAGACAAACCAGTGATGTTTGCTGTTTGCGTAGCACCTTCCCCTTGCTTACCTTCAACTTTAAATACGTTTGTTCCAGGTGTAGGAGTATCTGGAGTACCACCAAACACACGGACAGTCGCACGTTTAAAACCAACTAATGTCATTTAATTAATTCCTTTCAATATTCAATATCATAAAGCTGAGCTGAACCACGGTACGTTCTTGCATCAACGTACCGTTTAGTTCCCTCAAAGTATTCATCTAAGCCACCTGATTGTTGAAAGAAGTTTAAATCTAACAAAACTTTCTCAACTTCTCTAGCTAGCCTCTTTGTCTCGTAGTAGTCACTACTTTCTACGTTAATCTGATAAGTAAAATGTCTTTGCAAGAACTTGTCACTTGCAAATGCGCTCTGACTAGGAGGATTTAATGCAATCAAAACAATACTGCTTGCGTTTCCTGCTAGACTTTCTGGGCGCTGAAACATACCGATATGCACATCTTCTAAGTTTAGCTTTTCTAATGCGTCACAGATAACGTCTCCCATGTTCTTCATCTAGCCAATTCCTCCAATTTCTCACGCATGCGTTCAGCAAAAGGAGCTTGCTGTGCTTCTGCATACTGCCTTAGTTTCCCAAATCCTCGGATATTTCCGTTAGGAGGGTAGGTTTTACCATATTTAGTAAATCCAAACTCGTTCAAATGTTCTAGTCTCCAACGTGAACCAGCTCCCCAACCTACTTTCGCTTGGAAAACTTCACCGCCTATCTTTCTAGCCTCTGAGTGAGTTGTCTCTTGCGTTGTTCTGCCTGTCCGTTGGAATGTACCCGTTACTTCTTTGAGATCATTCTCTGCGAATTCTGCAGCGTAATTAATCGCTTCACGGCTAATGCGGTTTCTTCTTCCAGAACCAAGTTTGTTGTTTAGGTTTCTAAGAACTTCATCTACTCCCTCAACACTAATTCCCCACCGTTCCATTGAAATCTCCTTTCAACAGCAATGTGATGTATCGATCACTAGGGCGGATATCTTCAATTCCCCAAAGGCCTTCATAAGCTTTGTTTTTGATGGTTACAAAGTGACTGTTCTTTGGTAAATAAGAGCCTAAAGGATTCCTTATGACGATTGTTACCGCACGTTGAATCCCTTTACCTCTCATAATCTCGATATCTTTTAGTGATGGGTTGTAGACTTCCGCCCAAGCTTTGAACAATTCTTTTTGTTCTTGCGCTTGGCTAGGCAATCTTCCTTTTGTTTTTGCTGATGAGAAGATAACCATTGTGTTTAGCTTGCCATTGTCTACCTTTTCATCTTTAATGGATTTTTTCCTTAGCATATCATCCCTCCTTCAATGAATTGAGGAAGGTCTGTAGTTCAATTTCATCTGCATAATTCTTTTGAAATTCATCTAATGCATCATGGTAAACATATCTAGCACGCTCAAAGGTCAATTCTGTCAGCATTTCATCAAGTTCTGTCGCTCCGACAAGTGAAGTAGTGGCTACGATACTAGAGGTTAACATTCTTTTTAAGCGTTCATCTTCGTCTTCGCTTGTAATGCGCATACGGTCTTTGAACGCTTGTAGATTTTTTTCTACAAAATCAGATGTATCAATAGCCATGCTTCTTTACTCCTCTGTTCCTTCTTCCGCTTCTTCTACAAAGTCCATTGGTAGGGCGCTTTGTAGCGATTTAAAGCGTACTTTGGTAGCTTCAAAGACTTCTCCTGCTTGACGGATAACGCCTGCATCGAAATCTTCAAAACCTTTTAATACTCTAACCTTCATAGGCTACTCCTTTCTTATCCACCCGCAAGTGTAAGGAGTGCTGAAACGTGGTTGTCTTTCGCTTTACCGTACCAGTAAGACTTAGCAGTAACCAATTGCAAGTCATCGATAGCCAATGTTTGATCAAACTCTTCCAATGCTACACCACCTCCGATATATGCATCGTAACGGTTTGCTACAAAGGCAATCGCTTTACCAGAAGCAATAGCTTTAGATTCAACCAATTGGATACCGAATGGAAGAACTGTTGTGTAAACACCTTGAGCATTCAAGTAAGTGAATTGTGCAACCAATCCATAGTAATCAGCAGGGTTCACAAGCAAGTAAGTTTGACCTGCGATGTTCAAGTAGTTCCCTTTGTCTGATACAGAAAGGTGTTTCATAACTGGCGCAAGAAGTTTAGCAGCAGTTTCAGGAGTCAATGTTGCAAGGCTAGCAAGTGATTCTTTGTCTGTGCTGTAAACAACTTTGTCGCTTTGTACAGTACCTTTAGAAAGGTCTTTGATAAGCCCTACAGGTTTAGATTCACCAGTTCCGTTTACGATAGCGTCTTCAAGAGCTACTGACATAGCTTCTTTGATTTGCTCCATAACGAATTGTTTCAACCAAGTAGCGCCAAACTTCAATGCATCTTTAGGAATTACCACAAATGCAGTAAGTTTGTTTTGCTCAAAGCCTTTTTCTTCAAAAGTAGCGTCAAGCTGACCTTTGATTTCGTCACTGATCTTGCCCCATTGTGCAGTACCAGTTTCCGTTTTAACAGTAAGAGCTTTCAAACGTGCTCCAGCGTTCTTGAAGTTGATGATAGAAAGCAATGGATGTTCTGCAACCAATTCTTCAAACACTTGATTCACTGTTTCTTCTGGAAGAAGCACTCCGTTCTTAGTTCCAACATTCTTGTTGATCTCGTTGAAGAATTTAATTTCATTAGCAGACATCTTAGGATTCTTTTGGAATGTATTAAAGAGTTCTTCTGCTTCTTTCTTGCTTGCTTCTGATACAACTTCAAGGAGTTCTTCTCCCATTGTTGACATAGCTTCTGCATATAGTTCGTTACGCTGTTCAGAATCAACGTTGTTTCCAACAGCTTCTGTGAATTTTGCCACTGCTTCTTGATAGCGTGGTAGTTTAGTAAGATTAATTGTCATTTATTGGATAGTCCTTTCTGTAAAAAAATAAATAGTCAGCTAGTACATCATGTTGCACAGTTTTCTCTTCTGCCTTCGGAGTTGAAGACTTTTCAATTTGCTCTAGTTTAGATTCCAGAGACTCAATACGAACAAGTAGGATATTGAGTTGTTCTCTTTGCTCCATACTTGCTTTTAGTTCCATGATTTTATCCTGCGGGAAAATAGCACCGAAGGAAGCGACAACGGCTGGTGCTGATTCCATGAATAGGATTTCATCTACTAGACCAATTGCCAAAGCACGTTCAGCAGTAAAGAAGGTTTCTTTGTCCATTAGCTCCCGTACTTCTTCAATAGGTTTCCCAATTTTGCGCTGGTAAAGGTCGGCAAGAGATACTGAAGTATTTTCGATTACTTCACTTGCATGAGATAAGTCTCTGTAGTCACCTTGTGCTACCATACTTGCGTTGTGGATCATGACTTGTGCTGTAGGCGACATTTTGATTTTGTCTCCAGCCATCATGATGACACTGGCAATGCTTGCAGCAAGACCTGTTACCACGACTTCTACTTCTCCTTGGTAAGATTTAAGGAGCGTGTAGATTTCACTACCAGCAAAAACAGAACCACCTTGAGAATTAATAGCAACTTGAATAGGTTCAGAACCGTCTAATTTCATCAGGAATTCCTTGACATCTTTTGGACATGTAGCGCTCATCTCAAACCATTCATAAACCGATTTATCGTTGTCATTCACAATGACACCGTTAATCTCTAGTTTCTTCATTATTCTCCTTTCCTATGGAGTCTAACTCCATATAATTTTTCGTAAGCAAGAATTTATCACCACCTTCGACTGTTTTATATCCAAGCTCCTGCCTGATTTCATTTCTTGTGAATGAACCAGAACTGAGCAGTTTATCGATACTAGAAGACAAAGAAAAAAGGTCGTAGTTTTTAAAACCGACCAAACGGATATTGTTGCCCCTTGTTACCTCTGCTCTAGTGAAGACGATATGTGTCATTGCTGAAGCAATCTTCTTGGCCAGAGGTTCAATAACGGTAGTAATGTATGTATCATAGTTCTTTTGATTGTCGGCTAAGTCTCCGTGGATAAGTCCATTAGGAATGCCAAGGATGTCAGCCACATCGTTGATGTATTGCATTTTCATTTTTGCAATATCTTCAATATATGAAACCTTAGAACTTGTTTGTGAGCGATACTCTTCATACTTCGCACCGTTTGGTAAGATGATAGGAACAACAGAATCGTTTTCTAACTTCTTCTTAACCGCTGTTACGAAGTTATCTTTCTTGTTAGTCTTATCGTCACCAGTTGCTTCTGATCGGTTTGCCAACTCTCTAGCACGTTCTCTTACGCTGTCTCTTGGTATCTCCATGTGGAAACGTAGCTGATTTGCCGTTTTTTGGCTCTGTAGTAGTTTTCCAAGAACAGTTCCGTAATCTTCCCACAGGTCGTTGACGAACGCCTTTAAATCGTCATTCTCGACCTCTACAAAGAGTACTTCGTCTCTAGTAGCATCGATATTGACTGGAATATTTTGGATCACCGTAATTTTGAACGTATCACCAGTCATCTGATGATTGCGCACGTAACTATCAGCAACGAACATTTCACGGTTGCGATTGACATAAGCTAGAGCTTCACCGTTTTGAATAAGCGTCTTAACAAAACTAGACCAAAACTCAGTAGCAGTCTGGTTCGGATTGGCGAGGTTATTAAACCGATACCCCCAATATTCTGCTTTACTCTTGGCATCACCATCGAATAGGAAGGATGATTTAGAAAAAGTGCGTGCGATATAGTTTGCACAAGTTTCTAATGCAATAGACTTCATGGCGTTTTGTTGGATGTTCTCAAACAATCCGTCAAAGTCATAAGAAACTCTCTGCTTGCCACGTTGAAAAATATAATTGATTATCCCCATAGTTTCCTCCTTCCTAGTGGTAATAAAAAAAGGAAGGCGCTCTTCGCCCTTCCATGTCCACAATACTATTTTATCTCAATAAAACATTGTAATTTCCGTTGTTGCAATGCTTTCTGTTACATTAAAAAAGACGCCCGAAAGCGTCCCAAAAATAAAGGAGATTCTCACGAATCGAAAAAAGACTGATAGCCCCGATGGTAGCCAAGGACTATCAATAGGAGTCAGCGGAATCGAACCGCAGGGCCTAGACCTGAAATTGAAATGAGGTAAACCGTTTTAGCAGGTAGTGCTGTCTAGCCTTCCTTACTCCTACTTTAAGTCTATTATATTAAAATAAAATTTAAAAATTTCCTCTAACTGTACCACTCCATGATATCATCGTAGAATTCATCAAATGCATAGCTAGGCTCATTCAATTCATCAACACGATACATTGCACAAAGGAAGGCTTTAAATCCGTCTGTCTTCCGTCTGACATCTTCTTTCTTGATATACTCAACGTTACCATCTGATTTTAAATGTCGCAGGACGTTATTAGTATACCAACGCATCATATCGTTTTCACCAAACAATATCTTATGATTAGCAAAACCATTCTCCACCCTGGGGGCAAGTAGGCTATCTACTGCTCTAGGGTTGCGGATAACCTCTAACCGATAACCTGAAGGTATTCTTTCTCTGTCTGACTCACGTATTACTTGTTCAAAACCTGCATCAAGGAACAAAGGACGTAGTAAATCCATACGGAAATAGTCGCCTAAGATGGTGTCTATATCAAAAGCATATAGATCTCTCTGCTCCACAAACCAATTGACAATTAATCGGGGGTCTATAGTAGGTGTATCAACCACAGTCAACCAACCTTTTTCTTCCCACAGCTTGATAGGGGCGAATTGGCGTTTCCCATTGATAGTATCCTTCGGCCTGCTATATCCATAAGTTGCATCTACAAACCCTTTGCGGACGAAAGAATGAGTTTTCCACACGTAGTCATCTCCACACTTGAACAACAGACCGACTGCTGCAAAGTCACGAGTAGAAGCATAGTCAAAACCGCCTATACACTTCTGCCCTTCATACGGTTCAGACCATCGTTTAGTTGCCACTAATTCCTTATATGTAGCTACACTTCTTTCCGTGTCCACAATAGGAAAGTCCATACGCTTTGTAAGGAATTCTTCACGGTTTGAAGGGTCATCTTGTAAGTCCTCGTACTGCTCCAGAACCGTTTTAAATAAGTTAGCAGCATAAGCACTCATTGGTTCGTGAAACATTGGTTGTGCAAGTTGCCATTTGGTCTTATCGTCCACCTGTTCAATGGTATCTATTTTGCAGATAAAAGGAAATAGTGAGTTCCATCTAGCCTTACCAGACAAAACATTCTTAGCCTTCTCCTTCATCTTATCGATAAATCCTTCTCTGACGTAACCATCTGTACCGATATAGAATTCTCTAGGGTTTGCAACCTTACCTAAACCAGATAAGTGAACCCGTACATCTTTGTTACTTTCGTACTGGTGGATTTCATCAAAGATAACCGCACCATCACGTAGACCATCTTTGGTATTACCGTTTGAAGTCCGATATTTAATAACACTCTTCGTTTGCTTATTTAGGATTTCAGACTTCGTTGGATAAAACAACTTCTTAAGCTTCTCATGCTCCTCAATAATTGAATAGATTTCATGGAAACTTGTCTTTGCTTGGTCTTCACTGTTAGCCACGATAGAGATATTATAATTCTTTATCCCATGCATAGGTGTTAATAGGAAACTACAGATACCAGAAATGAGTCCGTTCTTCCCTCCACCACGAGCCATCATGTACAAGAACTTACGAAAGACTATTAAACCATTCTCTTTAAAGAACAAGAAAATAAATGGTATTAAGAATTTCTGGAAAGGCTCTAGTTTGAAGAACCACTTCTCGATATATCCAATGCAATCTTCTATTTTCTTCTCGTCAAAGTAAATCTCACCACTCTTTACTCTTGGTTCTATCTCATGTTCAAGATATTCAAAGAGTTCTTTGCGCTCCTCGTTTACATCAATTCTACCAGACTTAAAATCATCTACGTATGCATCTACGTATTTTTGTATCAAACGAAGTCGTCCTCGTCAATTTCATTACTTTTTGCTTGTTTGGCCGCAAGTTCTTCACGTTTTTTATCAAAGAAAGAATCCAGCTTGATTAGAGAAGCATTTACTTTTGTTTTGCTGGTGACTGCTGGATTTTCTTTTAAGAATGTCTGGCTTGCGTTTTTTGTCAACACCATAACGCCTTCTTTTTTGATGGATTTGTCTAGTTCATAAAAAATACCTACCAAGTTCAAGTATCTATCTACTTTCTCAATTTCAATAGCGTTATCTTCATCAATTAGAGACCGTAATTCTGCCTCTAATTCCTTCATTTTTTGCTGTTTTTTTGTCTTCGCCATTCCGCATGAATCCTCCTAGGTTTACAGTTAATGTTCGTGTTTTTTAAAATTTAGACCCCCAAATGTCTAAAATAGCGCATGTTTTTGGTTAGTTAAGCATCCGACGGTTTACAGATTTTTCAAAAAAACGTACGTTATACGAGCGGGGGGGTATATCGTACGGATTTTAAAAATCGTGTAAACTTACCAATTGAATGTCTCGTCATCAAATTTAATCGTTGATTGATATCGATTGTGTCTCTTATCGTGACAATTATGACAGAGAGTACGTAGATTATCGAGATCCCAAGCTAGCTCAGGATGATCCTTAACCTGCTTGATGTGGTCAACCTCTAATCTCTTAGTCGTGAGCCTGCCAGCCTGCTTGCAGAAGACGCATTCATTATTATCTCTCTCTATCGCTTGTCTTCGTAGTCTCTGCCACGCTCTCGTGTTGTAAAAGGTATCATATATAGATTGCTTAGATGATGTATCGATATCTTTCATATAATATATGTATCAAATTTTATTAATCGAATTTCCTTGAAACAAAAAGTGTTGACATACGTCAACACTCAAGATATAATATAGTCAGAAAGGTTGATAGAACAGCTTTTCTACAAAACAAAAAAAGATAGATTCCCATCGCTAAAAAGAAATCTATCTTGTCGTTATCGCATCAATCAGAGATCAATGCTATATTTCATTATAACATAAATCCTCTGATTCGCCAAAAAAAGAAAAGAGGTAAAGTTATGCTAAAGCTTAGAGTCTTATATGTCAACCACGAAAATGAGACATACGCTATACTATCATGCGCTCAAGCGTTGGATCTTATCGCTTGTTGTGATTGTGATATGAGTTCGTTCGGTGATCACACATCTCAAATAGTCGAATTAGAATTGGGTCAAGTTGAAATCTACAGAAGTAACGAGCTTGTTGAATTTAGCGAATTTAACGCTAGAGTTAAAGAGCTAGAATTATCATTTTACGAAGATGCAACTTGCGATTTTTCAAAAATCGAAGATGATGTTATTTTATAAAAAAGAAAAGAGGTATCATGATGAAAAAGGTAATCATCACAATCGTCGCAGTCGTAGCAATCGCAACAGTCGCATTTAAAATCAATGCGCTTGAGAGTCAAAATCGTGAATTAAAAGAAGACATCGAATTTCTATACGGTCATCGGGATTTGAAGAAAGACTTGTCTGAATTCACGGCTGATATGAAAGAATTTTTTGAATGGTAATCAAGAGGTACAACTGCTATGTTAACAATTAGATTAGACCATGAGGCTGAAACCTATGCTATTTTAAAGCCTGAAATCGCATTAGATGAATTAATATTTAATGAATATACGCAACTTATCAAAATGAGTATGTTAAATTTTGGACAAGTTGAATTAAGTGAATCATTAACGTTAGAATTTTATATGCCAATAAACGGATCAATTGTTGAAGATTTCAACAGACGTATCCAATCGCTACAAGATTTAGGATATATCGATATATCCGATTGGTTTGAGGGTTGATATCATGTGGACAATACTCATCATACCATTATTTTTACTAGTCCTGCTGTTCTATTCAGCAGGTCTAGTAATTAAATTTATCGCAGGTACAATCATATTTATTATCGCATTAATCATTATATTATTAATGATCGATATAAATAAATAAAAAATTTTAAATAAAATCGTTGACATACGTCAACGAATATGCTATACTATAATCAAGAAATGAGGAAGGGCCCAAAAATT